GCAAGACAATTTTACGAAGATGTTTTGAAGTGTTGTCACTACTATTCTTGTGAACTTCTTTTCGAGGATAACAAGATAGGGATTAAAAATTATTTTGAGGATAGAGGATATTCCTCTTTCTTAATGTATTTACCTGGTAGTACAAAACCTGGGATGAGCGGATCGGTAAAAACACATCAGCAAATTGCAGAAGTAACTGAAGATTATATAGAAACTAATATTGAAAAAGTTTGTTTTCCAGGACTGTTAAAAGACTGGTTAGAGTTTGATATAAGCAAAACAACAAAATTTGATGCCGCAATGGCTGCAGGATATACACTTATAGCAGACAAAAATATACTCTTAAGAAATTACCAAAGAAAGGGAAATCTTGTTGAGGCTAAAAAAATGTTTAAAAAGTTTAAGGTAGGATGATAAAACATAACGGTAAAGCAAACTATCCAAACCATAATGTTGACCCTAAAGAAAAGGGGAAAGATTGGTGTTTGTCATATGCAAAAGCGGCATGGTCTGATTATACAAATCATGGCACTCAATCATTTCACAACAACAGGGGGTCTTACCCAAAAATCAAAGACTACTCACAGGGTAATCAATCAATCAATAAGTATAAGCAATTATTAAATGTTGATGACGCAGACAACGAAAGTTGGTTTGCAATTGATTGGTCTGTACTGCCCATTGTTCCAAAATTCAGAAGAATTGCCCTTGGCAAGTTAAGTAAATCAGAATACAACATCACCGCTAGTCCTATTGATAGCATGGCTCAGTCAGAGGTCGAAAGTTATTACAAAGAACAGAAGGCTAAAATGGATCTAAGAAATTCAATGGCTAAACAAATGCCTGGCATAGAGGAGTTTAGTGGACTGAAACAAAAGCCTGGAGAGCCAGATAATGACGAGGAACTAGAGATGCATATGTCTTATACATATAAGCATAATGCAGCAATAGAAATGGAGCAGGGCATTGATTTAGTTTTTCATACAAACGATATGGATGAAAAAAGAAAACAAGTCAATGAATACCTGTTTGATTATGGGGTTGCAGGGTATAAAGAATATATTGACAGCAATGGTGCGGTAAAAGTTAGGGTTGTAAATCCCGCAAAACTTATAGTATCACACTGTAATAAAAGAGACTTTTCTGATAAAATACATGTTGGAGAGATTACAGAAATGACTATTGCGGATCTAAAGCAAAGAGCAGGTGATCAGTTTAGTGAAAAGGAATATCAGGATATTGCTGACAGATACTCAGGAAGACAGGGAGATACTAAAATGTTCCCCTCGAATAAAAAATTTTACAAACATTATGATGACAGAAAAATCATGGTATTAGACCTTGAGTTCTTTTCTGTAGATCAAATGGTTCACGAATCGAGAGTTGACAAGAGAGGAAACAAAAGGTTCGGCCGAGCCGGATATAATAGTTATAATAAAAGAAAGAAAAAGTTCGTCAGGTCCTCATACAAAACTGTTTACAAGACTTCTTGGGTTGTAGATTCAGAGTATTGTTTTGATTTTGGTTTATGTAATGACATGAAGCGTGTTCAATCAAATCTGATGGATACGGATCTTTCATATCACTTGTTTGCTCCTGACTTTCATAACATGAAGCCACTGGGGATAATGGAACAACTAATTCCTATTGCAGATCAAATCCAGATTTCTTGGTATAGACTACAAAACACAATCAACCAGGCAAGACCAAAAGGTATTATGATTGAGTTAGGTGCCCTTGAGGATATCCCTCTTGGTGCAGGCGGTCAACAAATGAAGCCTATGGACGTAATTGATCTGTTCAATAAAACAGGTACACTTGTCTATAGAAAGTCTGATATCACAGGAAAGCAAACAAACTACAAACCTATTGAGGAACTTGAAAACGGGTTGGGGCGAGATGCCATGACTTATTATCAGGTTATTCAAAATAACATTGAAATGATCAGGCAAATAACTGGTCTTAATGAATTTACAGATGGGTCTACCCCAGATGCAAGATCGTTGACAACTACCGCTAAACTGGCGGCTCAGGCAACCAATAACGCTTTAGCACACATAGAGCAGGGTGAAAGAAGGTTATTAGAAAGACTTGCATCAGCGGTTATTGTTAGGCTGCAAGACTCTGTAAAGAAAAATCCAATCGAAGGATATATAAGGTCTCTGGGTAAAAATACAATGGAGTTCTTTAAAATGACACCATCAGTTTCAAAACATGAGTTTGGTGTCAAAATTGAAGATAGGCCCACTGAAGAACAAAAGGCAAGACTGATGCAGATTCTTCAAGCCTCTGTAGCACAGGGTCAGGTTGACTTCGAGGATGCGGTCTTTATAGAACAAATAACTAATCTAAAACAAGCACAACAGGTTCTAGCATATAGGATCAAGAAAAAAAGAGAAGAAGCGGAAGCGAAGGCTCAAAGGCAACAGCAGCAGAATGGACAGATACAGCAACAGGCCGCTCAGTCTGCCGAACAGTCAAAGCAACAAACCATACAGATGGAGATGCAAATAAAAATGGAAATGGAGAAACTCAAATCAGAATTGCAATCCAAGTTACAAAGAGAAAAGTATGAGTTTGAAATGCAACTAGCAGGTATTAAAGAAGGTAGTGCTGTTGAAAGAAATTTAATGGACAACCTGCCAACTAAAGAAGCATTCACGGAGGGGGTAAAAATGGCTCAAATGGAAGAAGGGCCGGCTCCTGGCGGAATGCCTAATTAATAATTTTAAAATAAACACAACAAATTAAAACATATGGAAGAATTTGATTTATCTGAAGTCAAGGTAATTGATGAAAATGGTGAGGCTCAATCAGTTGAGGCTCCCAAAGAGGAAGAAAAGACAGAGAATGTCGCAGAAAATAAAGAAATTGAAAACACTGAAGAGGAGGCTCCAGTTGCCGAAACTTCAGGTGAAGAAACTTCAGAAGAAAAAGTAGATGGATCTACTGAACCTAATGAAGAGCAGGAAACTTCTGAACAGGAAGATTCCGAAGAGAGTTTAGAAAACAATCCAGAAACTGTTAAGTTGTTTGAGCAATTAGATGGAATTGCAAAAGATCTTACCGGTGGGAAAGTTGATAAACTCGAAGACTTTTTTGACGAGTACAAAAGAATGAGAGATTCATCAGGTGCTCAATTTAAAGATGACTACATCAAAGATGCAGTCGAGTATTACAATAAAACTGGAAACTTGACTCCGTATTTAGAGGCAACATCAGTTAACTATGAGGAAATGTCTGACGAAAAAATCATGAGACGTGAACTAGAACAGGCAAATCCCTCACTATCTGCAAAAGCCATTGAGCGTTTGTATAATAGAGACGTAGTTAGCAAATACTCTTTAGACGTAGACAAGTATGATGAGGAAGAGGTGGAACTCGGTAAGGAACTTCTGAAAGCAGATGCAGCCAAACTGAGAGAAAAGTATGTTGACGAACAGACGAAATTCACCCAACCTGAAGTGGCGGAAACTAAGCAGGAAGATACTGTGAGCCAGGAGGAAGCAATGACTCAGTGGACACAGACTGTTTCACAAAGTGACTACACTAAAGATGTGCTTGAGAACAAGCGTATTTTAGTTAGTTATGGTGAAGAGAAGTTTTCATATGAGGTAGAGAATCCAGAGGATTTGCAGGCGATGACGCTTGATAATAACAAGTTCTTTTCTTTATTCAAAGATGAAAATGGTCAAGTCGACTTTGACAAGTGGTACAGAGTGTTGGCATTTGCAGCGGATCCTGAAGTTTACGACTCATCTCTTATTTCTCACGGCCAAGAGTTAGGTCAAGAAAAGGTGGTTTCTGATTTAAAGAATCCGGCCAAGCCTACTAGGAGTAGTGAGGATTATAAAACACCTAACAGTCCTCTAGAAGGATTGATTGGTGCACTGAGTAGAGGTGACTCAGATGTTAAAATTATTCGTTAAAAATTTAAAAATTAAAAGTTATTATGGAAAATTCTAGTTATATAAGTTCTCTATCATTCCTACAGCACTCATTTGTGCAGGGGAGAGAGATCTTGTCAAGCGTCTTAGACGTACAAAACGAAGAGGAAGGATTCCTTGACGTTATGCAGGCATTGGGCAAATTAAAGCCTACTAGCCAACCGGTATACCATGCATTCGTAAACGAAGCATTGTATAAGGACAACTCAATCACTATTTCTGAAGCAGGTTCAGGTACTGGTAAACAATCAGGTATCTCAACATCCGCAGTCGGAAACTCAAGAGTTGGTGATTTGATGATGGGTGCATCAGGAAATGTGTACCTAATTACAGCAATCTCTGGATCAGGAGAGGTTGATTTTGTACCAGTTGATGGTGCAGGCGTTGCTACAGACTATGATGCATCAGGAGACGTATTTGTTGTTTTCTCCAATGCACAAGGAGAAGGATCTGGATCTCCAGACTCAATCAAGTATGGTCTTACAAAGCAATCAAACAGAGTGCAAATCTTTAAAAACAAATACAGAATCTCAGATGTTGCTAAAGCGTCTAAGGTTACTGTTGAGTATAAAGGTAAGCCTTACTTCATGTACAAAGGTACCTACGAAGCATTACAAAGATTTAGAGGTGATATCTCTAACGCTTTAATGTTTGGCGTAGGATCAGGTGACTTCTATGCGGGTGCATCTGTAGGTGATATGGCAATTGGTGGAAACGCAGTACAAACTACTAACGGTCTTAAGTCTGAACTTAAGTCAGGTGGTATTTTGAACTCTGGATCTCCTTATGACCATGGATCTGATGTGATCGCAACCCTATCTACTTTGACTGCTGCTTTGAATAAAGCGAGAGCACCAAAGGATTATTGGATGTGGTTGGGCACTTCTGCTAACATTGCAATTGACAATGCATTAAATGGATTATCTGGAACTGTTTTAACAGGTGCTAGATTCTCTGTTGATGGAAGAGAGATTGACTTGGGTGTTGATAAGTTTAGCCTATATGGAAGAACTTGGAACAAGAAGCAATTGTCAATTCTTGATCACAATGAACTAGGTTCTACGGTTACAGGATCTGGTGAAATTTATCTTGTACCAACTGGACAAGTTAAAACTGCCGGTGGTGGCGGTGGATCACAAGATTACCTACAGGTACGTTACTTAGAAGGAGATGGAAACAACTTCTCTTTCAGAGAAACATTAACTGGAGGTCTTGCACCTACACCTACAAGTGCAGATTCAATTCTTGACGTAAACTACCAGGCTATTATGGGTCTAGAAGTTTTAGGAAAAGAACACTGTGCTCTTGTAACAGGATTCTAATATTAAATAATTTAAGAGGGGACTAACCTCCCCTCTTTTTTTTAAATCACAACAATTATGATAAAAACAAAAGAATATAACAACGTAAATAACCCTCCTCAACTAAAGAGAAACGAGGTTAAAGTATTCCAATACTTAAATGTTAAGGAAGATAAGGCAAACCCAGGAAAGGTGATTATGCCTTCAATTCATATGGTACCTACTGTTGACAGGGTTTATAATAAAGAAAATGATGATTATTTGGATATTGCATCAATTGCATCATTGGGTGTAGGTGGTAAGCCACAATTCAACACAATCCAATTTACTAAAAAAGATAAAGGGTTGTTAATTTTAAGAGGCGATAAGACGGGAGATAGAGAGATATATCAATATCTTATGTTGTCAAATTACAACCAATCAAACCCCGATAGAGATAGTAGTATTGTTCCTATGTTTAAATTAGTAGAACCTAAAAAGGATGCTGCTGATAATAGAAAGGAAAGAACCTTAAGGAGACGCAATGAATGTTGCTGCTGAACTTTCTGCTGCTGAGGTAAGAGAGTTTATCGCTTCTATGAATAAGGATGAAACTAGAGATGTTTCAATCCTAAGAGATGAGTTAGAGATCATGGCAGAAAAAGATCCAAAACAATTCATCACATTAAGCAAGGATAAGAACAAGTCTATTCAGGCCAACTGCAAGGCGGCGATAGACAAAAAGGTGATCAAATTTGACAAGGCATCTAGCACGTTCTCTTGGGTTTCAACCGGAGAGACTATTGTACAGGTACCGAGGTCATCTAAAACAAGTTATTTGCAAG